CAGCTGGACTTAATGTATAATGACAACAGCTATAGCTAGATATAACCAGCTAGCTTCATATCGTTCCACCTTTTTAACTATGGCACGTAGGGCATCAGACCTTACGCTACCTTATTTAATTAGGGGAGAGGATGATTACACTAAAAGTGCAAAGAATCTTGTCACACCATGGCAATCAGTAGGTGCAAAGGGTGTAGTAACACTAGCTTCAAAGCTAATGCTAGCCCTTCTACCACCACAGACCGCATTCTTTAAGCTCCAGGTGAATGATATTAATCTACCACCTGAACTTGGTCCAGACATTAGAGCCGAAATGGATCTATCAATGGCTAAGATTGAGCGAACAATCATGGCGTCTATTGCTGAGAGCAGTGATAGGGTAGTGATTCACCAAGCATTAAAGCACTTAGTAGTAGCTGGTAACGCCCTAATTTATATGGGCAAGGATGGGTTAAAGATGTACCCATTAAACCGCTATGTAATTAACAGAGATGGTGATGGTAATGTACTTGAAATCATTACTAAAGAAATCATCTCAAAAAAATTACTAAAAAATTTTGTGCCAGATTACGTGTCACCTGAACCCAATGAGGTATCAGCTGGCGGCGGAGCGGCACCATATAATAGTACTTCTGGTATAGATGATGACGAGTGTGTTATCTACACAACGGTTAAGCGAACAGCACGACGCTGGGAGTGGCACCAAGAAGTAGACAGTAAGATTGTACCAGGCAGTCAAGGTCATGCACCATTTGATTCTAATCCATGGTTAACATTACGCTTAGCTTATGTTGATGGTGAGATGTATGGTCGTGGTCGTGTCGAAGAGTTTATTGGAGACCTACAGTCTCTTGAAGCACTGTCTCAGGCCCTCGTAGAAGGCTCTGCAGCAGCTGCTAAAGTAATCTTTACAGTATCACCCTCAAGCACTACTAAACCAGCCACGCTGGAGCGTGCAGGCAACGGTGCTATTGTTACTGGACGACCTGATGACATCGGTGTTGTACAAGTAGGTAAGACTGCTGACTTTGCAACTGCTTATCAAATGGCCCAAGGTTTAGAGCAACGGTTATCCGATGCCTTCCTTATCATGCAGGTAAGACAGAGCGAACGCACAACAGCAGCCGAAGTACAAACTACACAACTCGAATTGGAACGTCAACTCGGTGGACTATTCAGCCTACTTACAGTAGAGTTCCTTACCCCTTACCTTAAGCGTAAGCTAAGCCAAGCTCAGAAGTCAGGAGAGATTCCACGTCTACCTAAAGGTGATGTAATCAAACCTACTATTGTAGCTGGTGTAGGAGCGTTAGCACGTGGTGCTGATACAGAAGCTCTTACTCAATACCTCACTATCATCTCTCAAACGATGGGACCTGAGGCACTACAGACTTACATAAATCCTGAAGAAGTAGTCAAACGATTGGCTGCAGCATCAGGTATTGATGTACTGAACCTTGTTAAGTCAATGGAAGAAGTACAGCAAGAGAACCAGCAAGAACTAGAAGACGCAGAAGCTATGTCAATGACAGCCCAAGCCGGACAGTTTGCTGGTGTTGAACAAAAACGAGAACAAATGATTTATGACGAGCAATCCAAGCAGGAAGCCGAGGTCCCGCCCCAAGCCTAGTAAGCCTGATCCAAAGCGAACAGCAAAACAGATGGAGCACCCACCAACTGAGAAACCTGTGTTGGTGATTGAAACACCAGAACCTAATAAGTATGCACCAAAAGAAAAGATTGGTACACCTACATTAGGTAAGTCGCCTAACTATGTAACAACAGTTGGGTTAGGTAATCTTCAAGTAATTCACGCACAACCAGATGGCAACACTAACGTATGATCCCACCCCCGCTGATCAACCCGAACTTAGAGAGTCTGAAGTAGAAGCTCTACGTGTTGGACAAGAACAAGCGGATGCGGAAGGCCAGCTACTGGCTGGTAATTTTAAAACAACAGAAGATTTAGAGCGAGCTTACATTGAGCTACGCAAAGAGTTCTCCTCTCGTGGTTCTAAGCAAGAGGAGTCTGAAGAGGAAGAGGAATACGAGGAAGGTGAAGAGGAAGAGACTGAAGAGGATGACTCCCCTGAAACTCTGACTGAAGATCAAGCTATCCAACTACAGAATATGGTTGGTGGTGAACAAGCTTATAACGACATGCTGATTTGGGCTGGTCAGAATCTATCGAAAGAAGATTGTGATGTGTTTGATTCAGTGGTTGGTAAAGGTGATCCGAACTCTTGCTTGTTTGCTATTCAAGCATTGAATGCTAAGTACACAGAAGCTGTTGGTAACGATGGCCGTATCCTTACTGGTCAAGGAGCCGTTGATAAAAAAGATGTGTTCCGTAGTCAACAGGAAGTAGTACAAGCTATGTCTGACCCACGTTATGAGAAAGATCCAGCTTTCCGTAATGATGTCTATGCTAAACTGGAACGATCTAACATCGCATACTAAAGAAATGACCACCATCATTGAAGACGGCGGACGAACAAACATCTATGCTGTCGAGCCCGAAATGTACACCACTGAAATCACCGTGACACACAACGAAAATGCAGAGAAGCTGAACGGTCGCCTGGCAATGCTAGGTGTTATCGCAGCACTAGGTGCTTACGCACTAACAGGTCAACTTATTCCAGGAGTTTGGTAATGGCAACACAAGGATCACGCGGTAAAAAAGATAGCAGCACTGTTGCAACTACTAAAAAAACAACAGGCTCTACTGCTTCTACTTCTTCTTCTACTACTACTTCATCTAAAAGCACCACTAAAAAAAGAACCGTTGGTGGTTCTGATGGGGTGAAAACTCGTGAGTCTAAACCAAAAAGCGCACGAGCTACTGCACGTAATGAAGGGCGTAAAGCTTTTCAAGCTAAGAAGGCTAAAGCTAAAGCTGATGGCACTACTAAGACACGTACAGGACCTGCAAAGACTTCAGCAGCTGGAGGTATCCAGGCACTGAAAGGTAAAGGCCGTGGCTTGAAAGCTCAGGGTCTTACTGGTGATCAAATGCGTGCCCGTCGTATCCGTAAAGGTATTAAAAGTGCCGACGGTACAAGGACTGAAAAGAAAGGTAAGTATTCTGACAAAGCATGATGATTGAATGCCCACAATGTACTCCACCTCAACAGTACGTTTTAGAACAACTACAGGTTACTGCGGGTGTTACTGATCGGACTGCGTTAGCTGTCATTCTGGGTAACATTCAGCAAGAGTCTAATTTTAAACATAACATCTGCGAAGGTGGTGCTGTCATGCCTTATGATCAGTGTCTCCGAGGAGGTTATGGTCTTATTCAATGGACTAGTAAGCATAGGTATGATGGTCTTGGTACGTTCTGTGCTGATCAAAATGCTGACCCTAGTTCATTAGAATGTCAGACAAAATACATGATAAGAGAGCTAAGATTTAGGGATGACCTTAGCTCATTTCTGACTAATCATCAGACAATCCCTTACTATATGAATGCTGCATACTACTGGTTAGGATGGGGTGTTCATGGTAATCGAACAAACTATTCTTATTCTTTTTTAACTAAACTACAATGAAAATTCTTGCTATCCTCCCTGCAGCTATCTTTGCTGCTGCTCCTGCTATCGCGGGACCTTATGCTAACGTGGAAACAAACACCAGCCGTTATGGTAATGAGTATCAATCGACTGCAATTGAAAAGCATGTTGGTTATGAAGGAGAGCTTGGCGAAAGCGCCGCTTACTTTGTTCAAGGTGGTTTGACTACTATCTCTACCGTTGAAGATGCTAAGGTAGAACTGTCCGGCAAGGCCGGTGCAGCCTATCAAATCAATGAGAGCACCTCTGTCTATGGAGAGTTTGCTTTTATCAATGGAGATGAAGTAGGATCTAATGTCAAAGCTGGTGTTAAATACACCTTCTAATTAATTAAAGGGAGAGCACCTCAGAGTCGGACTCTCCTTTTCTAGACAGCCAAGTCTTTAAACTGGTCTTACTTACTTGTTACAAGAACCTTATGCACTATTACTTTAATGACCGCTGTACTTTCAAGACCACAACAACTAAATAATTGGGAAGCCTTTTGTAAATGGGTGACCTCAACAAACAATCGGCTTTATGTAGGTTGGTTTGGAATCCTTATGATTCCTTGCCTACTGGCTGCTACCATCTGCTTTATCATCGCCTTTGTTGGCGCACCTCCCGTTGACATCGACGGCATCCGTGAACCTGTCGCTGGCTCTCTACTCTATGGAAACAACATCATCAGTGGGGCCGTCGTCCCCTCTTCCAACGCAATCGGACTCCACTTCTACCCAATTTGGGAAGCTGCTACGCTTGATGAATGGCTCTACAACGGTGGCCCGTTCCAACTGGTCGTCTTCCACTTCCTCATTGGCATCTATGCTTACATGGGACGAGAGTGGGAACTTAGCTATCGATTAGGAATGAGGCCCTGGATCTTTGTCGCATACTCCGCACCAGTCGCCGCAGCATCAGCGGTCTTCCTTGTCTACCCATTTGGACAAGGCTCTTTTTCAGATGCAATGCCTCTTGGCATTTCAGGGACCTTTAATTACATGCTCGTCTTCCAAGCTGAGCATAATATCCTTATGCACCCTTTTCATATGCTTGGCGTTGCCGGCGTATTTGGTGGGTCTCTGTTCAGTGCTATGCATGGTAGTCTTGTCACCAGTTCCCTGGTTAGGGAGACGACCGAAGATGTATCTCAGAACTATGGGTATAAATTTGGACAGGAAGAAGAAACGTACAACATTGTAGCTGCTCATGGATACTTCGGACGACTCATCTTCCAATACGCATCATTTAATAACTCACGTTCGCTTCACTTTTTCTTGGCTGCTTGGCCTGTGGTGGGGATTTGGTTTACTAGCCTTGGCGTTAGCACTATGGCTTTCAATCTTAACGGATTCAACTTTAATCAATCCATTGTTGATTCTCGGGATCATATCGTTCCCACTTGGGCTGACATCCTTAATCGTGCGGGACTTGGAATGGAAGTGATGCATGAAAGAAATGCTCACAACTTCCCCCTTGACCTAGCGTCAGCATCTACCACACAGGTAGCACTGACTGCACCATCCATCGGTTAATGTACTTACGTTTATCCTTCGGGACGCATGCCACCTGCTCATGAAACGGGGGGCAGGTAAATGGAATTAACAATGACTGTTACTCTCACTTATCGTGGCAACAAGTACAACAAAACTGTGAATAAGAAATAGGCTTACTGCCGGGTTCAAGTCCCGGCTTCACTATTGGTAGAGCCCCCGAGGGGATAACTCTGCCGTTCGAACGGTCAGATATAGACCTTAACAATATCAATCAAAAAAATTTTCAGCTGGAAGAACTCTTATAAACTCTATCATTTAAGGTAATTAATTATGGCCTCCGTATGGTCACAAAACGGTAACAACTACAGTCAGTCTAACTCTGGACAAACCCTTGCCTATGGTGCAGGCTCAGAGATGGCAATCACAGCTCAGGGTAACATCAACAAGACACCTGGTCTTGGCCTGACTGATAACATTACAGATTACAATTCAAAGTATGCGACGTACCTGAAAATCTTCTCAGGGGAGATGATCAAAGCGTATGAGAGCGTCTGCATCGCTAAAGAAACGGTTCAAAACCGTACCCTGACAAACGGTCGTAGCCTCCAGTTCATCTACACTGGTCGCATGACTGCTGATTATCACCAGCCTGGTACTCCTATCCTTGGTTCCGACAACCCTCCGGTTGCCGAGAAGACCATCGTGATGGATGACCTCCTCGTGTCTTCAGCCTTTGTCGATAGCCTTGACGAAGTTCTTGCTCACTATTCCTTGCGTTCTGAGATCGCCAACAAGATTGGCTACGCTCTGGCTGAGGCATATGACAAGAAGATCTTCCGTATCATTGCTAAGTCTGCACGTCAGGCTTCTCCTATCACTGCCTCTCCTGGTCCTGAGCCCGGTGGTTCTGTGATCAAGCTTGGTGCTGGTAATGAGTTTAATGCTCAAGCACTAGTCGATTCATTTTTTGAAGCCGCATCGATTTTGGATGAGAAGAATGTACCCCGGGAAGGTCGTCATGCAGTCCTGTCACCACGACAGTATTATGCGTTGATCTCTCAGGTCGATTCGAATATTCTCAACCGTGACTACGGTAACACTCAGGGCAACCTGAACAGTGGTCAAGGTCTCGTAGACATCGCTGGTATCTCCATCAAGCGTTCTAACAACCTGCCTTTCATGGCTGGTACTATTGCGCGTGAGCAAGGTGAGAACAACGATTACTCTGGTGACTTCTCTGCTAGCTGTGGTCTGATCTATCAGAAGGATGCAGCTGCTGTTGTCCAGGGTCTTGGTCCTTCGATCCAGACAACTGGTTCAGACGTGCAGACGATGTACCAGGGTGACCTTGTCGTCGGGCGTGTCGCGATGGGAGCGGATTGGTTGAACCCTTGCGCTGCTATTGAACTTCAAGCAGCTTGATAGGAGGTCAATTAAATGGCTTCTTCTCTAGTTCCAGGTACTTCAAAAACAGGTGAGATTGATCCAGCTGGTTCGATTACTATTGCTACAGGCACGACTCTTAAGCCTGGCTATGTAGCTAGTATCACCCAGAATCCTCCTAACAATGTTGAGGCAGGACGGACGCAGACAACCTCTGCTTACACTACTGTTGCTAACAGTGGTGCTCCGATCCCTGATCAAACTCCTGATCCAGAATAAATTATAGGAAAATTATTATGGCTACTACGACTCGATACTCCGTAGCTAAGACTCAGAAATCCTACAGCCCCCTTGGGGTTGCAGCGGTTCTGGGTTCTACGGTGAAATCAGAAACAGAACAGTGGACTGGCGGACTCGCCTATCCACCTTCTAAAAATACTACACAGCTCACACCAACGAGCTGACTACAGGGGGACCTTCGGGTCCCTTTTTTTTATGGAACCTAAAAGAAAACAAAGACGAGAGGAACGCCGGTCTTACATTGAAGCACATAAGGATTTACCTTGTGCTGATTGTGGCAAGAGCTTTCCCCGCGTGTGTATGGACTTCCATCACATAGACGAAAACACGAAAGACGAAGTGATAAAGAGGCGAAGAAACTCGCTCATCTCTACCGCACAAAAATGGAGCATTGCTCGCATTGATGCTGAGCTTGCTAAATGTGTAGTGCTTTGCGCTTGCTGTCACCGGATTAGGCATCACGCCTAGTCCTTTTTTTTATTCCTTATTGAGAACGATTATCAATGTCATTTCCAACCACTGACTCACAAGATGAGCTACAAGCTGTTAATCAGATCCTGGCGTCAGTTGGTCAGGCCCCTGTTACCACGCTAGAACAAACCAACCCGGACGTTGCGATTGCCTACAACACCCTTAAACAGGTGGCCCGTGAAGTACAATCTGAAGGATGGACATTTAACAAAGAGTATAATTATCCTCTTACTCCTGATGCAGCTGGTGAGATTCTAATACCAGCTAACATGCTACAGATAGATATGTCTGTAGACTATATTTATAATAGAGATAAAGACCCAGTACCTCGTCAAGGTAAACTATATGACCGTGTGTCTCATAGTTATGTCTGGCAACAGCAAGTAATGTATTTTGATATCACCTGGTTATTTGACTGGGTTGATATTCCTGTTGTTGTACGTGACTACATCACATCTCGTGCAGCATCTTTTGTTGCTATGAGAATTGTTGGTGATCCTAGTCTATACCAAATCCTATCACAACAGGAAGCTTACATGAGAGCTACTGCTATGGAATGGGATACACAACAAGGTGACTATACTTTCTTTGGTCATGAAAGAGGGTCTAATTATTACAGACCTTATAAACCGTTCCACGCTTTGTATCGCTAATGTCTGCAGTAACACAAACAGTATCAAATTTTCTTGGTGGTATCTCAACACAGACTGACCAAAAGAAAATAGAAGGACAACTAACAGAAGCGTTAAATGCTTATCCAGATCCCACCTTTGGTATGCTTAAACGTAATGGAACACGATTCATCCGTACTCTTAATAAAGCAGATGGTACACAATTTACTGATGTTGAATTAGAGAATGCCTCGTGGTTCTTTGTTCAACGTGATTCATTTGAATCTTATTTTGGTTGTATTAAAGATAAAAATATCTATGTTTGGAATGCAGTGACTGGTGTATTCTGTACTGTTACAAATAGCGGTGCAAGTTATTTGGATGTTGGAGTACCTCCTGCAACATATCATTTCAGAAGTGTACAAGACACTACCATTATAACAAATAGATCAAAGGCTCCTGAGCTTGAGCCTGATCCTACTGGTTATGCTCCTGGTAAAGTAGGTGAAGTAGTTCTGAAAGTAGTTGAATATAGTGCTAACTATACCATCACTATTAATGGAACTGATTATACCTATAAGACTCGCAATGCTGATGAGTTTGAACCCGGCAATACAGATACTAAACTAAACGCTGATGAAGTGTTGACTGGTTTAAAGAATGCTATTAGTAGTGTCGTTACAGTTGACCAGTACTCTACTAGCTTGTGTCTTACAAGCGGTACTGCGTTTACTTTAGATGGTAAGGGTGGTGTTAATAACCAAGCCATCCAAACCTTTCAAGATACAGTAACTGATATTGCTAAGCTACCACCTGAAAGCAACGACCAACGCTATGTAGAAGTGGTTAACTCTTCAGGTAATGATGATAACTACTGGCTTAGATTTGTTGCTGAAACCAAAGAGTGGAAAGAATCTAGAAGTCCTAAAGCTTCATCAGGTTTTGTAGCATCTACCATGCCCCATGCGCTATCTTCAGTTGAAGAGAACGTCTTTACATTTGGTCCTATTAATTGGAGAAATAGAGAAGCAGGTAATTCTATTACAAACCCACCTCCTTCTATATTCCCTTATGATGAAACAACAAAAACTTATGTTAGTCCTGGTAACTTTATTAACGCTACCTTCTTCTACAATAATAGGTTTGGTATGTTGTCTGAGGACAATGTAATCCTAAGTCAATCTAATGACCCATATAATTTCTTCTATCGTTCTGCTTTAACTCGAACTGATTCAGATCCTATTGATATTAATGCTGCTTCTGTTAGGCCAGTAGAATTATTTGACGTACTACCTGATGCACAAGGGTTACTTATTTTTAGTAAACGACAGCAGTTCTTATTATATGCTACTAGTACTAACCTCCTGACACCTAAGACAGCTATCTTAAGAAGCGTCTCGAACTATGAAATGGATAGTTCAATCGCCCCTGTGGATATAGGGAGTACAGTAGGCTTCCTTAGTAAGGTGCCTGCTTATACTAGAGCATTCTCCTTACAGACTAGAGGATTAGAAGAGAACCCTATTGTGTTAGACCTTAGTAAAGTTGTGTCTGAGTACTTACCTAACTCTATTTCTGAGTTAATATCTAGTCCTCAAAACTCTTTCATTGCTCTAGCTAGTAGAGAGACAAATGACATTTACATCTACCGTTATTATAATAATGGACAGAAAGATTTATTTCAAGCTTGGACAAGATGGTCTATGCCAGGTAAGGTTCAAGGTATAGAAATTGTCAATGATATGATGTTGGTTATTACTGAGCAGATGAATCAGTATAGCTTAGGTGTAATTAGTATTAATGATATCCCACTTAATAGTAAGTTCAGTGCTAATCAAAATATAGAGATGGCTAACCCATTACTAGACTTAGCTACTAAACCAACTAGTGTTACTTATGATAGTGATTCAAACTTAACTACATTTACAGTAGACTATACACCACTTGATTATAAACAAGCTACTCTACTTATAACACTACCTACAACTCAAACGTTTGGTAACATAAATGACTTAGCAGCTTTTAATGTAGGAACTTATTCTGACAGTGATGACACAGGCTATTGGAGTTATCTAGATACTGGAGCTGGTAATACTTTTACATTAAAAGGTGATTGGACTGGCTATAGTAATCGTATGGTCATTGGTTATAACTATGTCTTTGATATGGAACTACCTACGTTCTATTATAATAGAGCAGAAGACACAACTGCTTATGACTTTACTGCTAGCCTAACAATTGCTCGAGCACACTTTGCTTGTGGTAAATCAGGCGTACTTACTTTTAAATTAAAGTCTGCAGGGTCTGAAGAGTGGGTAGACATTCAAGCTGTATCTGATGCTAACTATTATAGAGCAGGTACTAATCCAATTCAAAGTGAACAGCAGTTTACTGTACCAATTAATCAAAGGAACATGAACTTTAGTTTAAAACTTACAAGTGATCATCCCTATCCAGTATCGATTAACTCGATGATGTGGGAAGGTAATTACTCACCACGTTATTATAAGAGGACTTAATTATGTTTAACCCGAAAGGTGGTAATCTTTTAGATGACCAGCTATCCGTCTCTGGTTTAGAGATGAGTGTTTTTGCAGCTATTGGTGCTGTAGCCTCAGTTGCTGGGGGTATCTTTGGTGCTAGCCAGGCTTCATCACAAAATTCAAAGAATGCAAAAGCTGCTAAAGAACAGCAAAAGCTGTTGGATGAGCAGGCTGAAATTAATAATGAGTATAATGAAAAGGCTCATGAAGCAGAGAAGAAAGATTACTTTGCTCAGCGTGAGTTTCAGTTCGATATGGCTAACCGCCAATACGAATATGATAACACCATTCAAGACTATACCTACCTACAAAATGTAAAGCAGTACGGTAAGAGTGTAGAGCAGCTTGGTAATCAACTTGTTTATAATAGTCTTGCTGCTCATCAAGCATATGAGAGTACTCAATCTCAATTCCAAGAGCTACTAGCTAGTCAATCTTTTGCTAAAGAAAACCTATTTGTAGAGCGTCTACAAAACCAAGGTGCTGTATCTGCAGGACAAGCTGGTAGAGGACAGACTAAAGGTCAACAAGTTACACTAGCTGATGAGGGTAGGAATCTTGCTGTCTTACAAGCTGAACTTCGTAGTGGTGCTACACAAGCTGGTAGACAGATGAGAGACATTGGTATCCAGAAGTATGCTGGTGATAAGAATGCTATGGCTAATCTTATGATTAGGCCTGAAGTAGGACCTCGTGCTCCTGCACCTGTTATGGGTCCTGAGAAAACATTTATTAAACCTGCTGTCCAGATACCTGGAATGGCTCCTCCTCCTGCTTACAGCAGCCCAGTGATGCCACTGATTGGTGCTGTAACTAGTGCAGCGGGTCTTGCCCAAAAATCAATAATGTTTAATCCACCAACACCAAATAAAGGGTAATTAACAAGAACATTTATGGCTAAACAATTCCAAGGCTCCGCTAGGTCAAGAGGGTTTAGTGCAGCCCAAGCTAGCGGAGCCGCAGAGCAACGTATTGCACAACAAACTAATCAAGTAATAAAAGGTATGGAGAGAT